ATCGGCCATCTCGATATCCTCTTGCTGCTCGTACGCTCGAGCAATGCCGTAAGTCGCAAAGAGAATATGGAACGGATCAGGAAAATCGGAAGGACTCGTCCCATCAACGGACCCTATGCCGAAAGCAGAAGGACTTGACCAGCCCCGCACATAGATCGTCTTGACAGCTGCAGGAGTCGGATAAATCCGAACGCTTTCCCCCCAGAAAGACCAACGATACGGTTCTCCAGACCCAGCCGAATTCAACGGGTAGCTGAGATCCCCAGCGTCGCGGCCAATGAACTCAAGAACCTGAGAGTCGGTGCGAAGCGCACCAATTTCACGCAACCCGTTCGTGACCGCTGCCCCAACGGTCGCCATCGAATAATCCGAAGTGTCCGAAACAGTCGAAAACGTCGTTGAAGCCTCATACCAAGGCCACCGTTTTTCGGAATACACGACTAGGTCATACGCCTCACCGAGGAAGCGATTCAGAACGTCATTGCTTATGTCGTCAGAATCGATCTCCACAACAGAGTGAATGTACGACCTCATGTCCTGAATTTGCATTGTCACCCACCGTGAAAGACACACGTATCTGTGCCCGACACAGGTGGTGCCTTGCACGGATTCCCCGACTTCGTCGGGGTAACACAGGAAGAAGCAGGAGCAATCTCCCCCAGATAGTCAGGCACCCGAGTGACATTCCTGCCACCCACGAACTCAGTAATGTATTCCTGAGAGTCGTCTGCGGGTTGACCATACGGTCTAGCGTTGCCACTGTACCCAATCTGAAGGGACCGCCCCATGCTTCTCCTGAGATTAAAGGCGGGGGTAGTCAGACTACCCCCCACCGAATGGCTGCTAGGCAGTTGCACCCTCGAGGTAGCCGTGACGGGCACGGTTACTGCAAGTTAGCTGGCCGTAGCAGAGGATTTGGCTATACACCGCATCTTTGTCAGTTGGGCGTACAAACGGAGTCGGTTTGAACCAAGTGTCCGAGTGGCGCACAAGCTGCAGGTATTTGGTGTTTAGGAAATAGACCACACCCGAAGTGTTTTGCCCATCAAATGTCATGGGCGCACCTTTGTACATCAGGTTTTGGAAACCTGCGTCAGCCATATCGGTATCTGTGTACCGAATGTTGCTGGTGAGCAGAGCCTCATAAGCCTCATACAAAGTTACGGTTGTGATGATAATGGTGGGTTGGTCATTGCCGACCGACACAGCGTTATAGCGTGTAGCTAGTTTCGCTAATGTCAGGGCTCCTGCCGCCGTTGTTGCTGACGACTTCCAGAAACTGTTACCAGCCACCGACGGATCGATGCCACCAAGAGTGTTGGCTGTGAGAGCGGAATCGTTAACAATGTTTTCGAGTCCGTTCCAGTCAGTCGCCTTGGCGGTTCCATCACCGTGAAACATTTCGTTCATGTTCTCGATAATGGATTCTTGAGTCTGAAAGATCTTGCCTTCGAGAAGGTCAATGATCTGTGCCTCACCGTTGTTTTTTGCTTCTTCTAAACCGTTGATCGTTACGGTGGCTGCATACTGGCCCCAGTCATATGCGGCAGACGTAAGACCTGTCTGCGCTGCAATATCAATGGTTTCAGTTCCAGCGTAAGATTTTGCGGTTGAGTTTGCGCCATAGATGATCGGTACAACAATCTGTGCGCCACCCGAAACCGTTCGCAGACCAGAACCATTAGTTAAGGCATAGAACAGTGGGCGAGCACTAAATATGTTGTCTGTCAACTTGGGCACATAGTTGTTGAGAGTCGTAGTCAGAATCTCATCAAAATTGGCGTTACCGGCCATATTTGTTTGCTCCTAGTTGTGCTTTAGCTGTGCTGTTTGAGTGCCATAGCGAAAGCTTCACGAAGCGTTCCCGCCTCTTGAGACGGTTCAGTAATCGCAGAGGGCTGTTTCGAACCACCAGACTCCACTAACGCAGCGCCCTCACGTTTCTTGTCCAGCACCGAAAGCTCATCACGCAGTTTGTCAGCCTCAGCTGTCAAACCGTCATACCGCATATCTTTCAACGCGGCTTCCAAGTTTCCGATGCCTTTCTTAAGGGCATGGCTAAAGAGTTGCTGGGAATCAAATTCCCCATACCGATCCTGTAACTCGGTCACTTCTTTCTGTATGGCTTGTTGGCGTGCGTTGCGCTCCTGAGCCTCGAGGCGACCCTCAAGTTCTGTGATGCGTTTGATCTGGGGATCGTCATCCTCAGCATTCCAACTATCGTCAGATAAGTCAGATGCTTTGGTGCCGGTATCCACAGCCACATCGAATGATCGTGCCAGAGCCTGAATTGTCCCCGAAGGGTCACTTTCAAGCGCAGCCACAATCGCTTCAGCTTGCGACAATCGTTGCCGTTCTGTAGCTATCTCTTGCGTTTTGCGGGTGTAATCCGCTTGCCGTTGATAGCCGTTTCTGAGTTCATCGAGACTGACCTGTTCCTCACCGCCATCAATTTTGATGGTGTATGACTCGTCAGGTTCCCCAACTACTTCATCTGGTGCTGCTGCTTCAGGATTATCCTCGACGGATTCCTCAACAACTGCGTCTTCTTCTTCAGGCACAAAGCCCTCCTAGGAGTCCAAAAGGTTGCTCACAAAGGACTTGAGGGGTGTCCCATTTACGATGCAGGAAGCGCCATTCCCATCTGATTTTGTAACTGCGCCACCAACTCAGGAGGTACGCCACCAGTCGGAGCGAACGCTTCACCTGGGGCTTCAGGTATAGGTGCCGGTGGAACACCAGCAGCATCAGGGCCTTCAACCATCGGCTGCTGCTGCATAATGAAACGCTCAGGATCAGAGATACCGAACCCAGATTGGAGTACATGTTTAGCAATTTCACCCGCATCGATCACAGTGCCCACCAAGGGGGCAACCGCATTCAAAAGCGAAACCGCTTGCTGTTTACGAATTGTGTCGTTCATCGGCTGAGTCGAACCAGCCTCAACATTAAAGTCGAACTCGCCAACAATCTCCTCACGACTATAAGCAATCCACGCATCCTGCCCATCAGGACCAACAATGCGAGCAAAATCTTCACCAGTCATGTATTGCTGCAGTAGCTGGATGACTCGGCGAGCGATACTCCCAATAGAAAGTTCTATTGTTGCCAGTTTGTCCGCTGCCCGAGCATTCTGGGCGTCAGCAATAATGGACGCTTCGGTCGCTGTACGCCGAGTCTCTGGTAGAGCTCCTCGCGCATATTCACTGATGCCTGAAACAGTGTTGATATCGTTCTCAATAATGGCTGAATAGTTATAGATCTCAGGTGGTACAGGCGTCTGCGGCATCGGTACCACAACCTCAGACAAAGGCCGGTTCTCATCAACGACAGGAACCAGACGGCCATCGTCATCAGACTCCAAAGCCTCGCGGCCAGCCCCATCAAACGAACGCTCATGGTACAGATACTTCCTTTGTCCACGCTTACGGTCATTCATCAACTGCGAGCGAGTCTTATCCAACTCGAGTTGCAAACTCTCAATACTTTCCAGATCACCCATCGGGTAGAAAGAATCAGGAACATCATAATTTCGAAGCATCACAAACGGCTGACCGTAGGCGTACGGCATGGGCGTAGGTTCCACAAGTTCCCCCACACCATTCTCAGCGAACACACATAACGTGTTATCAGTGATGTTGTAAAACTCCCAGACGGTTACAAGATCTTCCTGCTGCGTGTACTCGTCCGTTTCAAGACGCTGCGGAGGACCATCCCCATACATAACGAGACTGCCACCATCAGGAGTAACCGACTTCCGCGCCGACGCCCTGTAACGCTTATCATTCTGCACCTCATCTAAGGTTCGAAGAACTCTTTGGCAGATCCACTGAGCGTCTTCCATGCAAGTCGCTTCAGGGTCAACAAATACATCGAACGGGGAGACACGTTCAACAAACGGCTGATCCTCGACTACAACCATCTCCGTATTCGGGAGATTAGCAATCACATCCTCATCCGAGGGAAGATCGCCAGCCATCTCAGGGTTCTCAACGGCGTACGCATCAAGTTCAGCGAACGCCCGATCAGCTGCCCCAACACGGGCAGACTCAGATACCGATGTTTCCTGTTCTTGGAAACGCCACCCAACCTTTATCCAGCCATGCCCAAAGATCAGAAAATCCTTGACAGAGCGCCTAAACGAATCCTGAAAATCGTGATGCTTCCACAAGTAGTTGACAATCGACTCAACGGTACTGGCCGCTGCCACATCCTCAGCACGATTCGCTGACACCACCACCTTCGGATGGTTCACCGAAACAGCAGGCCCCAGCACGTTGATAGTCGAAAAACTTAGATTGACCGCTATCAGATCTTGCTGATTAGACGTAGTCGCAGGCCAGTGCTTCCCCCGATACAGGTCGATCATGCGACGCCACAGATCGTCATACCCCTGGTCGGAACGCCACCGCCGCGCTCGAGTTAAACGCTCACGGTACTTCTCTAATTTCTTGCTCTTCGACATTCGAGCCATCAGAACACCGCCCGCTCAGAAACCTTCTCGACGTTACGACCCGACGACATCACCTCAGCATGAATCTTTCGTTCACGCTCCACCTTCGTCAAACCCTGCTCATCTGCAGGCAAAATCGACTGCAACCCCTGACCGGTAGAAATCGTCACCGACTTCAACCGTAGGCGCCGCTCGTAAAGTTCGCGAAGCTCCATCAAAGGAACCTGACCACGCCGTTTCAAAACGTAGTCAGTGAACTCCTCAAAGGTCGCCCCATCTGACAGGACGGCCACGATCAGCCAGCGTTATGGCCGCGAAGATTCGGTTGCTTGCCCGCAGGCTCAACCTTGCCAGTCGTCCCGTGCTGATTCTTGGGAGTATCGCGGACAGTAGTTTCACCATACCCACCAGTCTGATTCGCATATTTAGGCGAGTCAGTACGTTGCCTAGGACTTTGTCCACCCCCAGGCGACCAGATCGGATTAGCTGAAACGCTAGAACCACGTTCCATTTTATTGTTTTTCCCCTTAGCCCCATCAACTGTGGAACCAGGAGTATGAGCGATGTTTCTTCCCATCGATAACCTCAAAAAGTAGGCGTCAATAGCCCTTGCGGGGTGTCCCACGCAACGTATTCCCACCGATCCGAGTCCCTGCAGCCGCCGGCACACCCGAAGCAAGACGGGCAAACCAGTTCACCGTCCAGTAATCATCTTCCTTCTCAACATATTCGGGCGCATGAGCGTACTTACGCAT